CGCGCCGGTCGGCCCCGGCACCGTGGATGCCGCGCCCTGCGGTCCTTGCGGCCCTGCTGGTCCCGCCGGCCCTGGACCACCGGGCGCGCCCGTTGCGCCTGTCGGCCCCTGCGCGCCGGGCGATCCCTGCGCTCCGGTCGCTCCTGCCGGCCCCTGTGGCCCTGGAATGGTTGAGGCGGCTCCCTGCGGGCCTTGCGGGCCGGTCGGCCCCTGCGGCCCCGGTGTCGTCGAGGCCGCTCCCTGCGGCCCCTGCGGCCCCTGCGGCCCTTGAACTCCCTGCGGGCCTGTTGGTCCTGGCGGACCGCCTGCTGGCCCCGGCGGCCCAGGCGGCCCAGGCGGCCCAGGCGCCCCGCCTGCTGGTCCCGGCGGCCCAGGCGGCCCCTGATCGCCGACCGCTATGGTCTCGACATCGTCCGGCGCCGGCACAACGATCGTATCGGGGTCGCCCGCGGCGACGATGAGCGCAGAATAATCAGTGGCTACTTCAACAAGGCTCATCGGGTCGGGCCTGGATTGTTGGTAAGTGTGCCGCTCCAAATTCGCGTCTTGAGGCCGCCAAGCGTCATGATGTTCGACTGGTCGTAGCTTCCCGTTGCGAGCTGTTCGAGCACAGACTGCTTGATCGTCAGCGAGAAAAAGCCGTTGGTCGGATCGGTCAGCACAAATTCTCCGGTGTCGGTCGCGAGCCGCAGCACTGCAGTTTCGTCCGCCGCGTGCCGGCGCAGCATCATTTCCAGCGACGCGCCGGTTATGTTGATCGGAGTGAGAGACGCCGCCATGACATACTGAAACATCCTGGCGAAATCGGCGTCGTTCTCGACGGTGATGTTGACGATGGCCGACACGTGCAGACCTCTTTACGGAAAGACATTCGAGATCGCGGCGAACGCCGCATCGATTTCGGCCTTCGTGGTGATGGTGCCGCCGTTGATGCCGTTCAACGTGGTGCTCTCGCAGGTAAAGCAAGCCTGCACGAAGGTCGCAATCTCCTGCAGGACATGCGCGAGCTGCGTCTCGTTGAGCTGGGTGAAGGTGCCGTCAGCCAGCTTCCAGTCGGTGATGTGGCCGGGATTGGCCACCGCATAATCATGCGCGCTGCCGACCGTGTTGCGCGCCACTGGATCGGTAAAGTACGGCTGGCCCGCGATCGTCACGCCACCGCTGGCATGGTTGTAGCGCACATAGGCCGCGTAGGCGGCCAGATCGACGAACAGGCTGTAGGGCGTCAGCACCTCTTGCAGCGCGGCGTTTGTCTGGTTTCCCGCGCCGTCGCTCGGCCACACCGTCGCGACATTTCTCTGGGTCCACGCCACATAATCAGGGTCATTCGTGTCGGAAACAATCTGCTTGGCGCTTCCGTACACCCGCCCATCGTCGGCGAGCCAGAAATGGTCGAACGGATAGGTCATGAGTATTGTCCTCCGGTGTTTGTCACTCCGGCAATGGTGCCCGGCAGGTAAGTAATGCCGGCACCGGCCGTGTTGATAACCCCATTCAACTGAGCGAGATATCGCGTGCCGGTTATGTTTGCCTTGCCGCTCATCGTCGAATAAACCAATTGCGCCGCGCCGGAGGCGTCCGCCTCGGCAAAGTAAGTGATCGCCTGCGCCGCCGGAATGATCAGCGTCGGCTTTGGAATGCCGCCGGTGTATACCCACGATCCGTTTTGGGCCACGACATGCCGCATCCCGTTTCCGCAGATGCGGACGCTGCCGGAAATACTTATCGAACCTTGCGAGGCGTACATATGCGCGTCGGAGCAATTGCCGAACTCGTTAACATTCCAAATAATGACAGTGGAGCCGGGTGTTGCCCACACGCCGGCTCCTGGCTCGTCGCCCATATTGGTGTCGCTTTCGTAGCGAAAGCCTTGGAGCGCATATGGGCCGCTGCTGGTCTGAATTGCCGAGCCCTGGTTCGCGTGAATGACGCAATTGGCGGGCACCGAGGTGTTGCCGATCAGGTAGATTGTTCCGGTCCCGTTGATCGCCGGCAACACGGTCCTGCCATACACGCCATCGGCCACATTTATGGTGACGCTGAAGCCATTGAGATTGTAGAACGACGCCTGATTGGCCGCTCTCTGGATGGTCTTGAAAGCCGACGTCGGCGTCAGGCCGTTGTTACTGTCATTGCCTGTTGCGGTGTTGACGTAATAGGTCTTTGGCGCGTTCAGCTTCGTCGAGTTGAAAATTCCGAAGATCGCCTTTAGCAACTGCGTCAGGTCGGTGTTGGCCGGCGGCTGACAAAGCGCATTCGCAAAATCAGAAAAGCCGTTGTCGGCGGCGTACTTGATCACCGCGACGATCTCGCGCTGATCGAATTCGATGCCCTCGGCCGGCGGGATCGAGCCCTCAATCCCCACTGCCGTGTTGCCATTCACGTAGGCCGCATTCGTATCGGTTACCCCGAAAGGTTGGTTGTAGCGAATTTTAGCCTCCTATTTGACCGGAGCGCCGCTTGATCCAGCCAATCTTGGCTCCATCGCTGCGACGTTGCTTCACCAATGGATCAACGGAAATCTGCCCCAACTTTGCTCTGAACTCAGAATCCGCCCATCGCTTTTTTGCCGCATCACTTTTCGCTTTTGACTTATGGCGCGCCGCATCGGAAAACGTCTTCCTGTATTCAGGACGCGACCAGACGAGTTTCATTCGCTTAGATTGTTCGGCGATCAGTTTCGGATCGCTCCAAGTCTGTCGATTTGTTTCGATTATTTTCGCTCGTTGCTCTGCCGATAGGCGATGGCCTCTGCTGGCCCCCTCTCCACCGCTCCAATAATTCCAAAGCTGGCCTTGCGGCGCGGTAGCAATTTCCGCAATTTCGCGCTGATAAGCTTCCTGATCAGTCAATTGATCAGCGATAACGACTTCTTGAATCTCAGCACCGCTGAGCCATGCTTTAGTCAATCGATTGTAAAAATGAGATGCACGAACAGTTTCCCCGACAGCACGCCGACGCGCAATGCTTCTGACGAGTCGCATGTGAGCACGCACACGCGTCGTCGATCCCTTACCGACATATCGAACGATGCCGTCCACCACGATGTTGTAAACGTATGCGCGTTTCATCATGGTGCGCCTTCCATCGGATCGCCGGGATGGCTTAGGCTCGTGTAGTCGAAAATGATGTGCGTGTGCGCCGGCTTCCAACGGTTTAGGAGGCATTCTAGATCGGTCGCGCGCCCGATGCGCAGATGCGGGTCGACGCCGACTTGGCCCTTGGTGACGCGGAACCATGTGAACGCTGGCTGATGAACGTGAACGGTCCAGCAGTAGCGGTTCTCTGGCGCCCCGATGCCGTAGTTTGGCCATTCCGACAGCTCGCCGCCGGCGACGTTCTGCCCCTGCGGATTTTTGATCGGCTGGCCCCATTCGTTATACATTGGGTTTGAGCCGTCGCCATAGACACGATTATCCCCGCATCGATCGATGCCGCAGACGAAAACCCGATATTCCGTGATGGTTATCGTGTAGCCGATCATTGCCGCGATTTCGATGAAGAATTCGCGGCTCTGCGCGCCCTCCATCGTCATCCGCATGACGAGGGCGACCTGGCGCTGGCCTATGGTCTGCGGTTCGGCGTAGCAAGGGTCTGGCAGCCCCCAGTTGCGCTCCCAGTCAAGCAATAGCTCGATCGTCTGGCGCGGGTCGCTCTCACGCTCCAGGAGGTCCGCAGCGCGCCCGTCGACAAAGCCCCAATAGTCGCAAAGGCCCACACATATCTGCACAAGCACGCTCTCGGGCGAATGCTTCGGCCAGGCCTGACCTTGCGGCAAAAGTGTCAAGAAGGCCTGCGTGTAATCCGCCCCCGTCCTGCGAATGTGCCGGTCGACCGGTGGATCTAGCCAAAATCCGAGCGGGGTGAGCATTGTTCTACGAGTACAGAATCGTTTCGAGGACAGCCATGTGACCGAGCGAAGGCATCACATGGTCGGCAGTTGTCGCGAGCTGAAATGATTGAACGCTCGGCGCATTCATGATCGCGTAGCTGACCCAGGCCGCATAGATCGTCTGCCCCGGCGCGGCCATGGCGAAAAGCATGTCCCGAATGCTCTGCTCGATCTGGGCCTGCGCCTCGGCAGTATTCGGCACGAGATTCGCGATCGTAATGTCGAGGAACTCTTTGATCGGCGCCACGATGTAGCAATCTTTCACCGTCACAGGCCGCTTCTTGTCGATGTAGTCGGCAACCGTTTGAACATCGGCCGGCGTCGGCCAGCCGTCGTCAGAGGCGCGCAGATTGTCCATCAGAAAGCGAACCGTGATGGTGCCAATGCCCTGCTCGGGCGCCGCCCAGGCGCGGGTGACGCCGGGCACCGCGAGCGCCCACGCGACGTAGTCGGCGACTGCGCCACCCATCGGCGGATTGCGGATACGCTGCAGGACACGTGCGCGGAGCTGGTCGTCGGTCTCAATGTCGGTGCCACCCGTCAAGCCGTAAGTGGTCGCCAGCGACGCGACGTTCGGCACCGCGAGCGCGAGCCCGGAGCCGTCGGGAAGGT